GTGCTGTTAGCTATCCACGCACCGCTCGAACGGGCTCCCTAAGGATTACGAGAAAATACGTTATAGAGTGTTAAACGCCGCCATTACTGAAGACACGTTCATCCCAGAATTTTGTCTTACCTTCTAGGTCTAATAATGCTTCCACAACCGGTAATCGGTTGATGCCGCTATCGAGAGTCCCACCAGCATACCGGGTGGTTCCAGTACGCCAAGCAGGGTCTAATAGTTCAGTCAAGTATTTAACGCCTCTTTTCTCAAATCCAGGCCACGTTCTTTGAACGTAAGCGATGTAATCGTCGATTAGTGGATTGCCAACCCCAGCTGATGCAATGATGTCAACTACCCTGGCTATGTCATATAGAGCCTTGGGTGCTTGTCCACCAAATCTAATCTGGTCGGAGGCAACAATATATTTGTCGATAACTTCTTGGAATTCGTCGCTTGCAGGCCTCTCGGTCTGTAAGAAACTATCTAGTGCGCCGGCCGGGTTACCAAAACTTGCGTAATGTTGTACCTGGAAATTGCGTTTCAAGAAGAATGTCATGTCATGATGGTGAATTTCTTCGCCCATGAGTTGACCGACATAAGTGCGGGGAACTGGATCACATAGTTTGGTCTTGTCCGGATGGAGGACCATTCCTACTGATTTGAAAGTATCATGCCCTTCACCGAAAATGAACTTGTCCATTTCCTCTAGGCTAATATCTTTATGCACTGAAATTCCGTCATCAGAGAGGACGGCTTGCAGTGATGGGTTCCAGTTATAATCACGTTTCCACCATTCATAGAATGTAAGGTGAATAACGCTACCAACGAATTGGGTTAACGGGTGACCACTAGGTAGCCCTTGTCGCAACATCATCTTGTGAGTGGCGGTGAGCTGTAAGTGTCCATCCTTAGTGAGAATATATAGTAGTGATCCGATAATATTGCGGAATTCAGGCATGTTGGATAGAAAATCACTGTCCCAGAAAGCCTCATACATTTCAGTCATTAAGACCTTAGGTATGCTTCGGTCGTACTTCTTAATGTCTTCGGCTACTACAACCTCGGCATCTACAAGTGCGGCTCCAAAACGAGAAGCTAATTCTGGAATACTAGACCATGCAATCTCACTGGTTCTAAGGTTGGGAGTTAGGTTAGCAGTGGCTACTGCGCCTGGACCCTTCCAATAGAGTTCTGCAGCGTGAATGACACGATCAGGTGGTCGCATAAACATCCCGTAAACTATCTTATTAGCATTCGGAACTGAAGGGGGTGGCTTCATTGCCATTTCCTCCATTTGTGCGCGATCTACTGAAGCAACTATGTTGAACAAGTTCTGCTTGAATGCAGGCCAGTCAACTGTGTTGTATCTTTCCTCAGATATTGGCATCCAATAAGGGTGCCCTGAATTTCTGTTCCAATTCATCTTTCCCATCCATTCATCAGGTTGGGAGATTTTGACTTCAACGGCGCCTTGCATGTGTTTCTGTAAATTCTGAAATACTCCAATACAGGCCTCGCGGAATTTGGCAACACCGGATGTTGTGACATCGCCAAGTGGAACCTTTGCATTATACCAAGACAGTGTTTCAGCCATGGGCATAGGATCGACTGCTGCTTTAGACACAAATGATTTGTTATATTCTTTCTCTCCCTGCCAATAATGCCAGGTTGGGAAATGTGTCTTACACAGGTCAAGATATTCTTCAAATTGTTTTACTACAATTCGTCTACCTCTGTTTGCTTGTCCCGTCTGTCCTTCAATGAGCTCTCTACCCATCAGTGTAAGATTGAAATCTTCTGATGGTTTCCAAGCTTGTGAAGTAATACGAGTTAAACGATTAAAATTGGTGCGTACTGTCTGCTCTTCTAGATCTATGCCTAGTCTGAGTAGTTCGCTACCGAATGGCGAGTTCATAAACCGGTTTGACGCCCGGGTTACGTCCGCTATGGTGACTTCATCCAATTCAGCTGATTTAGGAATTGTTAATCCCTCCATCACCGATTCGGGAGAATGGTAATTCGACGTGATCTGCGCCTATTGAGAGTCCTGCAATTGCCTCTTCAAATGAAAGATACTTTGGACCTCGAATGTTCAAAAGGTGAAGTTGTTGAAAATACCCCATTGCAGCGATAGACCTAGAGGCTACGTTGAAATGATCATCGGTATCTTCCCAGTACTTCTCCATTCGTTTATTGATAGTTAGAAAATCTCCTGCTATGTAGGCTATCCTTCTACCACTTTCGATGGCTTTGTCCAGAATTTCTTTATTTAAGTGACTAACTGTTATCTGTATATCCGACTCGACAAGTCGTTGTGAGATAGATTCATATAATTCGGCATGATCCTCATAATCTGAATGGCGGTCAAGGTCATTGTACGTTGCAATGCTCGTTATTAGGTCACTTTTGTCAGGGTATCTTTTCGCGAAAGTGTCAGGTTCCATTTCGGCCTCTGCAGAAAGAGGGTTCGATTTCACAAAGGTTGACTTTCCGTGGAAAGATCCAGCAAAGATGTGTATATTGCGGTTTCTTAAATTTTGCAGCGTCGGCCGCTCGGCGTCCTCTAGACGATGAGCCTGCTGTTTCATGGGGACACTTCTCATAGATTCGAAGTTGGCTAGTTCACACCGGGTTAACTTAAGGTCGTCTATCGAAACATTTCCTGTTTCAGTAACAATCTCAAATCCCATAGCATGTCTAAGTACAGATAGGCTATATTCCGAAGTGAGAGGTATTACACTCCCAGGATCGACATAGGTCCAATACTGATTAGACCAGTATGGTAAATAGGATTTTGGTAGTACCATTACACCCTCCACGGGGAAATGGGGTTCAGGACTGAGCATAACACACTCGGATGAGGTGATTGCTCCGTTCCTTATTACTACTTTATGGCAAAGGTTATTTCTACCTCTAGTTCCACGAACAAACCATATCGAACAATATTGTAAATTGTCCACATACGGGCTATCTGGAAAAATACTCTGTTGGTTAACAGCACTCAGATCGCTCTCTTGACTGAATGCCAGACCAGAATCGTTTGGCAAAGTTGTATTAACCGATTCTTCGAGAGTATGATCCTGTGGGTCCTTCATCCGGGTTAGGGAATCGGTCGAGGTTTGCTCCTCGGAGTCTGTAGACTCATTCTTCAACGTGTTA